TTTTGATACTTATTTCAACCTGAAAGGCGATGAGCCAGACACAAGTGGAGTTGAAAAGACATACCAATCTCGGATTGATGGTGTTCCAGTAGATGAGGCTCAGGGATTCTGGATCAATGGGGGGAAGATTGGCGGAAAGAAAGATGAACAGATTGAAGCTCCTCGTACTTTTGATCATGATCTTCCGTCTCTCCTAAAAGATGGACCGACCGATCTTCCCAAAGGAGATTGGGCAGAATCAAAGTTAACCCCGGCTGAAATTGAGGAGCGCTTGAAGGCTCACGATTTTACATTTCCTGAGTTGTTGCCAACATTGGCATATTACTCACCTGCAGGAAACCTTGAGATGAGCGTTGACGAATACAAAAAGGGAGTCAACATCGGTCCAAATAACGAGCCAGTGTATCGGCAAGTGTTTCCTGAGGACAATAAGGTTTAGTTCTCTATAACCAGCTTACGTGTATCTGACGTATAAAGTATAGTATGGGTATTCCTTTTTATTTTGCGAGTTTGATTAAGTCCCATCGTGGCATTACTGACAGCGTAAAACGTGGACTTCCACTCGAAGTTGACGTTTTAGGTGTAGATTTCAATTGCCTGATTCATCGGTATCTCAAAGAAGATAAGCCGATTGAGTCTATTATCGAAGCATTCGCTTACCTTTTGGAACACGTATGCAAAGCCAAGAAAGTCCTTATTGCTCTGGATGGTTTAGTTCCGTACGCCAAGATCGTTCAGCAGCGGTACCGTCGTATGCGCATCAAAGAAGAAACCCCTTTTGACCGTAACCTGATTTCGCCAGATACTCCTTACATGCGAGAACTCGAAGCTGCGCTCGTAGCCAAGTTTCCGTACGCAGAAATCAGTCGTACGACTGTACCCGGCGAAGGCGAGCACAAACTCATTGTGGATATGAAAAAGATTCCGGCCGAGCATCGGAAGTCAGTTTGTATTTACGGTCTGGACGCTGACCTGATTCTCATCTGCCTCCAAAACAAAGAACTCAGCGATCCGCATAAAATGCATTTGCTGCGTGAGAGCGCTGAGTTCGATGACCCGAAACTGAAAACTGCGGAGTTTGCCACAATGAATATTTGGGAACTATCTACCCAACTTCCACTTCCGACCGAACAGTATATGGCTCTATCGATGCTGTGTTTCGGTAACGACTTCATGCCGAATTTGGGAATGTTCTCGTTGCGCGAAGACGGGTACAATCGCGCTCTTCAATTTTACCAAGAATCGGGTCGCCCTGATCTACTTACACCTGAAGGCCGCCACCAGTTCTTTAAGTACTCTGCTTCAAAGGAGATGGGGGTTCTGAAAGAGCGCATTAGTCTACGTAAGCGTCCGGAAGAGAAAGCTGTTCTAGGCAAGGATCAAACCGAGTTTTCGAGGAAGTATGGACTTCATATTTTGGACGGCGTTTTGGATATGGAACCAGTGGTAGAAGCGTACTGGAAAACTCTGCACTGGTCATGGCACTACTTCACTCAAAGTACTCCGATTAATTGGGGATGGGTGTATCCTTACGCAGATGCGCCTCTCGTATCAGATATTGTGAAATATGCTGAAACGGGAGTACAAAAAGGCAAACTGAATTTTACTCTATCTGATCAACTTCATTTCATTATGCCTGCTTCTTCTCTCAAGAAGACTCGGAGACGCGTAAAGTTCCCAGACGAACTTCATAATGAAGAAACGCGCAATCCATGGATGAAACGTCATTTTTGGGAAATGAAGCCGAGAATCTCGTTGCCATGGAATCCTAACGACGAATTAACGAAAATCGTCCCGATCGTAAACTGAATCCTACTTGTACAGGATTCCCATCAGCTGTTAGACCCGGCAATACATTACCCGTTGGTCCTCTCACATTCATAATTGGTTGGACAACATCCGCCTCGGGAATCTGAACATCAAAGTTCGTTTCCCGATGATTCCAATATTCATTATTAATCTTTGCCATTTCTCTTACCGATCGTGACATCATAAACCCCTCGGCATCTGGACTAGCCCAGTTACGCTGCAAATACAATAAATACCGGTTACGGTATTCTGTCGCACTTGTAACTTTTGTTAGCATTTGAAGTGTGTCAATACTATCGCGTATCGATTGAATAATTGGTTTATCTAGACGTCTATTCACGGTATTATGTGCGCGACATACAAACGTGAATAATTCGGCTTTACTATTCCACCAATTAGGGTTTCTTGATATATATGTTCGATACATAGACCCAAAATGTGTTTTGCATGAAGGACATGATATAGTTTCAGCAAACAGTTCTACGAATTTCTTCATAAGAATCTTATCTGCTGGTGATGGGGAGTCGGGGTAATTTGCCGAAATTGAATGTAAAGTTATCCACCCAAGTGGGCCCCATCTGGCTGTCATTAATTATTCTGAGGAAATGAAACCGGCTAACATTGCCCCGCTGAGCATTTCTCGTTTGACACGTGCCGGAGTTTCGGGATTCTTTAGAAGGTTGTGTTTCTGAACAAGCTCATCAACTTTACGATCGCTCATTTTTGAGATCTTTTTCTTAATCGTTTTCCGACGGCGTTTCTCGCCATGATCAGTGAATAATCTTATCGTATGTTTACGTGACGATTTCTTAAACGGAGGGGATTTAGCAGGGTCAGATGTAGGTTTGACTTTCATAGTTTTCTTCAGTACTCCACGAGGAAACGTCCGCATACTTTTAGACCTCTTTCTGGCTGTAATAACAGGTTTGGAGTCTGGAGCTTTCTTTTCAGGTGCGGGAGGAGTTGGTTTACTGTCTCCGTCTACCTTGGTGATTTTGTAAACCGGTTTTTCCTTGTCGGACATACAGTTCTATTATAAAAACGAATAATTAGATTTACGGGAACTGAATCTTATAGAACCAGCATGGAGTGGGACGCAATCAAGACTTATTTCAAGAATGGTGTCCCGCGGCTTGTTGAGCATCAGATTGAGTCATTTGAGGATTTCGTGCGTAACAAGATCCCGCTGATCGTGTGCTCAACAGCACCGATTGTTGTGTGGCACGAACAAGATGAGGCTACCAAGAAGTACAAGTATGAGTTTCGTCTAGCGTTTGAGAATATCACGTACACGAAGCCGCGTATTCAGGAAGCGACTGGGCGAATTAAGCCTATGTTTCCTCAGGACGCACGTACACGCAATTTCACGTATGCCGCCCAGATGTTCTCGGACATCAGGTTTACGGTTCGGTCTTACAAGGCTCCAACCTACGCGACATTCGATGAGGAAGTCAAGGTGTTTGAGGGCGTATCCCTCGGCAAGATTCCGGTGATGCTAGGGTCGTCGCTGTGTATTATGTCTGACTACCCAATGTCCAAGGAAGAAATTGGCGAGTGCCCTTACGATCCGTTCGGGTACTTTCTGATCCATGGATCAGAGCGTACCATCCTGAGTCAGGAGAAGGTGGCGGATAACCAGATTATGGTCTTCTTCAACAAGAAGACGGCGTCCAAGTACACCTACTCTGCCGAAATGAAGTCGCTACACGAATCGTTCACGACTCCTCCCAAGAAGCTGGAAGTCCGGATTTCCGCCAAGTTTAATGGTTATGGGTACCCACTCACAATGTGTGTACCTCGTTTCCGCGAAGACATTCCGCTGTGTGTAATGTTCCGTGCGTTCGGTGTAGAAAAGGATCAGGATATTGCCGATATCATTTATCCGGATGGGAATGAACGTCAAGTTGGGGCACTAGAAGCATCTTTCCGTGAGTGTGCCGATATCAAGGTATTTACTCGCGACGATGCGGTTGAGTACCTTACACACCATCTGCAGTACGGAACCACGCAGGAAGATAAGAAGGCGTATGTACGGTCTCTTCTAGAGACTGAGTACCTCCCACACGTGCGGTTTGGCGGAGATACATCTCCACTCTCAGTCCTAGAAGCCCGCAAGGTCATTCTTACCGGTTGGGTTGTACGTAAGTTGATGCTCACGGAATCGGGACGGCTGAAGGTCGATGATCGTGATGCTTACCCGAATAAGCGCGTAGTATCAACCGGTGCTCTACTCACCCATCTGTTTCGTCAACTGTTTCAGAAGGTATGCAAGGATATTCGCTCAAAGTTCGTTCATGAAGTCAATAATGATACATGGAAGAAGCGCGAGACGCCTCGGCCGCTTGAAGTCCTGAACGTGAATAACTTGTACAAGATTCTGAAGGTGTCAACTATTGAAGGTAAGCTGAAGCAGGCTCTTGCGACTGGTAACTTTACGGTACAGGGTCTAGGTACTTCCACTGTATCGACAGCTACGAAGATGGGAGTATCACAAGTCTTGAATCGTCTCTCGTACTCTGCTACCCTGAGCCATGTACGTCGTATTCAGACACCAGTTGAGAAGTCGGGTAAGCTTCTGGCTCCTCGTAAACTTCATGGTACATCTTGGGGGTATGTTTGTCCAGTCGAGACTCCCGAAGGTCATTCGGTCGGTATTGTGAAGTCTATGTCTATGCTTACTTCGGTCACGCAGCATAGCCCTGCTGCTGTAGTTCTGACGTTTCTCAAGAACCAGCCAGTCGAATGGATCCGTGAGATCCGGAAGTACAACGGTACTATGGTCATTCTGAACGGCGTAATTCTGGGATACACTACAGCTCCTGAGCTTCTACATGATGCTCTGCGTAAGGCTAAGCGCTCATTCAAGATTCATCCGCATACCGGAGTGTCATGGAACATCCATCATAATATTATTAATGTAGAAACTGATGGTGGTAGGTTTGTCCGTCCGCTGTTTCGAGTAGAGAATGGCAAGATACTTCCTCCTCCAGAGCGATCAGACGAATGGAACGATTGGGTGCGGACGTGTGTAGAGTACATTGATCCAGCAGAAACTGAAGTCATTCGAGTATCAATGTTTCCCCGCGAAATCACGAAGTCACATACGCATTGTGAAATTCATCCTACTCTGATTCTAGGGCATATGGCTTCTAGTATTCCATTTAGCGATCACAATCAGTCGCCACGTAATACGTACCAATCGGCTATGGGCAAACAGTCAATGGGTATATTTGCTCGGAACTACGCTAAGCGTCTCGATAAGAATGGGTACATTCTGTGTTCACCTATGCGCCCATTCGTGGAAACGCGAATGATGAATGTTCTGAATACACACGAGATGCCAAGTGGTGATAACGTGATTGTAGCGATTGGGATTTATTCGGGATACAATCAGGAAGATTCGGTCATTATGAACCGCTCATCAATTGATCGTGGAATGTTTCGGACACTGTACTACACGATTTATAAGGACGAAGAGCATCGTAATGTATCGTCGGGGAAGGAAGAGAAGTTTGCCAAGCCTCGGCGCGAGAATACGCGTGGATTCAAGACGTCAGCATACCATGCCGTCCAAGACAATGGTGCTCCCGCCATGAACTCCTACATAAAGGAGAACGATGTAGTTATTGGAAAGGTTACGAGCCTGAAGAATGATCCGAATGGATACGCTTTCCGTGATTCGTCCACTATCCATCGCAATTCTGAAACTTGCCGAGTCGACGGAGTTTGGAATGAGAAGAATTCGGACGGGTACCCTTTCGTCAAAGTCCGTGTGGTTTCGGAACGTGTCCCCGAAGTTGGTGATAAGGTTTCATCCCGTCACGGACAAAAGGGAACGTGTGGCATCATTCTCAATGAGGAAGATATGCCCTACACTGCTTCCGGCCTGCGTCCCGACATCATCATGAATCCTCATGCTGTACCTTCGCGAATGACCATCGCTCAGCTGATGGAAACCATGCATGGCAAGATCTGTGCCGAGAAGGGTACGCTAGGCGACGGTACACCATACTCTCATCTGAAGATTGGAACTCTAAAGGAACACTTGCTGGCTCTAGGCATGCATCCGTATGGCAATGAGGTCATGTACAACGGTCAGACTGGCGAGATGATGGAAAGCGAGATCTTTATTGGTCCGACATTCTACCAGCGCCTGAAGCACATGGTAGTAGACAAGAAGCATTCGCGTTCTCGTGGTCCTATTGTGTCTCTGACGCGCCAGCCTTGCGAGGGACGGTCACGCGATGGCGGTCTTCGCGTCGGCGAGATGGAGCGAGACTGTATGTTGTCGCATGGTCTGGCTGTCTTTACCAAGGAACGTCTAATGGATGTTTCCGATCCGTTCACGACAGGATTCTGTAAGACATGCGGAACTTTGGCAGTTGTGAATCCTTTGGAAAATGTGTACCATTGCGGCAACTGCGGAATGAAAACTCACTTCGAAATGAAGACTATCCCTTACGCTGTCAAGCTTTGGTCACAGGAACTTGAGGCTATGCACATCGTACCCCGAATGGTGTTTGAGTAAACGTTTAAATAAATACAAATTAGCATACTAATGCTTACAACCGGTATACATGCCGGTCTAGGAAACCAATTGTTCAAACTAGCGTCATTAGAAGGAATTGCCCAAGAAACTGGGCGGTCTTTTTACATTCATCCGAGTATTGTTCAACGAAGTCCTCATTCCTCAAGAAGCTATTTTCAAACTATATTTAAGAACTGGAATCAGTATGTGTCTGACCAGATGGCTGTTATTATAAATGACGATGAATTTGCACATAAATTAAACTGGAAAGAACATATTCCAAATGAACCTAATACAAGTTATTGTATTGGAGGTTATCTCCAGAGGTGGGAATACATTCATCCGATTCGGGAAAGGTTTATTGAACGTCTGTCATTTAACGAAGATATTGTGAGCAAGTATCCGGATATAAAGGATATGTTTTTTGTTCATGTTCGAGGAGGGGACTATATCGGATCATCGTTACATCATGTTGACTTAATCGAATACTATAAAAAGTGTTTGGATGCGGTGCACCCACAACCTCTTGTTCTATTCACAAATGACAAGCAGTATGCCATGAAAATTATGGAAGGGAGGTCATTCCTTATTGCCGATGAGAATGAAGAGGATTCAATGTACTTGATGTCCAAATGCAAAGGTGGTATTATGGGCAACTCTACATTTGCATGGTGGGGGGCGTATATAAACCCTAATCGGCAGATATTCATGCCTTCAAAATGGTACTTGGATAATAGATTTGATTGTTCTGGGTACTTCTTTCCCGGATCTATTGTCGTAGAAGTGTGATGACTCGTTTCTTCGGTAAAGATAATGTTGCAGTACGTAGTTGAGTTTATGGGTACTCTAGTTGTCGTATATGCTTTGTTGCTCACCGACACGAACCCAGCAGTTATGGCCATAGTGTATTTTGCAGTGTATACGGTTGCAGGTGAAATGTCTACAGGAACGTTTAATCCTTTGGGAGCTTTGGGGTACTACATGATTGGTCGGATGTCATTACAGGAAATGGCCCTCAATGTTTCAGCGCAAATATTTGCGATGGAAGCTGCTGTTATCTCTTTCTTACCGATAAAGGCTTTCATAGGAGACTTGTATTAATTGTAAAATGAGTCTGTACATTTACGTCATTAACCCTAATCACCGTGAACTACAGCGTGACCATGTACGCAATCGTCGTGTCACAGATTCTGGTGTAGATCTAGTTTGCCAGAAAACCACTCTTCAGATTCTACCTCCTCCACAGAATCTGGGGCTAGAAATCAAGACAGGTGTAATTGCGGCTGCTCTGGATAATCAAGGTAACCCAGCACCTTACCTTCTTCTAGCTCGGTCATCTACGTCCCTAACTCCTCTGCGTATGTCGAACCAGATTGGACTCGCAGATGCCGGATACCGCGGCGAGCTGATTGCTAGGGTAGACTGTTTTGATCCGAGTATCTCAGACTATACAGTTGCGGAGGGGCGCCGACTCTTTCAAATCGTTCAGCATAATTGGCTGCCGTACGATCATGTTATTATGGTAGATTCTCCTGCGGATCTTCCGGCTGCTCCAGATAATCGTGGTGGTGGTGGATTTGGATCTACAGGCAACTAACATTCTCTAAGCAAGCCCTTTTAGCATAGTGGTATTGCGTTCGCCTTGTAGTCACTGACTAGTGAGCGAAAGGTCATGAGTTCGATTCTCATAGGGGGCACCATATGAACCAACCGGTTTTCATATGATGCTCTTTATACATTCAATGCCAGACATCGCTATTTGTTATTGGGGTTTGTCTCGATCAACAAAGCATGTTTACAAAAGCCATTATGAAAACATTTTCAATATTTTGAAGAATGCGGGATTGACGTATGACACATACTTTCATACTTGGGACGTAAAGATTAATCGTATTTGGGGTGAGGTTTCGCCAGTTCTTCCGGATCCAGAAGAGTATAAGCTGCTGGAACCGACAGTGTACAAAGTGGAAAGTCAGGATGATTTTTTGAATTCGATTACGTTCAGCGATTATTTCTATCAAGAAGCATGGGATAAGTATGGCGATACTCGGGCACCTGGAGGCGAATGGCCTGACTATATGATCAGGAATCATTTATGCGCACTAGAAAGCCAGAAGAGAGTTACACAAATGATGCTTGAATCTGGAAATTCTTATAAGTTTGTATTGTATGTGAGACCTGATGTCGAAATAGACACACCATTTCCATTTAAAATTCTTTCTGAAATTGGGTTTCGGTGTATTGGCATTCCGGATTTTGATCATTATGAGGGATATAACGATCGCGGATGTATAGTGCGGTTTGAGGACTGTGCTTTGTATGCCAAGAGAATTGACGAGATCAAAGAATTTCGAAAACATAATGGACGAATTGTTTCTGAAAAATACGTGAAGTTTATTGTGGATAAATATTTCAAGATGATTCCTATGCAGTTTATCTTTACAATTATCAGACCAAAGGCCTAATGAGCCAGAGAGAAATAGCATCGTGAATGACGGCGCCCCAGTATGCTGAATACAGGGATTGACCAAAACCAAATATCATCCCTAGAATGAGGATGATGGACCGCAAGAAAGTGTTCAGGATGGGGTTCGCGGTCGGCCAGAGTAGGACGTTCATTTGTCTCTACAATTTTTTTTTCTTGCTGTAGAGCATAAACACAAAATGGGAGGTGGTCTGATGCAGCTCGTCAGCTATGGCGCGCAGGATATTTACATCTCGGGCAACCCCCAGATTACGTTCTGGAAGATTCTGTACAAGCGCCACACGAACTTCGCCGTAGAGTCCATTGAGGTGACGTTCAACGGACAGGCGGACTTCAACAAGCGCGTAACGGCCGTCATCAACCGTAACGCCGACCTGATGTACAAGACGTACATCCAGGTAGTACTCCCCCAGGTTGACTGCACTGCCGGTACGGGCCAGGGCTTCCGCTGGCTCAACTACATCGGCCACCGCCTGATCAACCAGGTCGAGCTGGAGATCGGTGGCCAGCGCATTGACCGCCAGTATGGTGACTGGATGCAGATCTGGACGCAGCTGTCGACGGATGCCGGTAACATCGCCGTGCTGGACTCCATGCTGGGCAACACGCACGACCTTGTGCTGATGAAGCGCGGCACGGGCCTCGCGCAGGATGCGACGTGCTCCAGCTCAGAGACGACGATCTCTTGCGTCCCCCGCTCCGGCACGCCCGCCAAGACGCTGTACATTCCCCTCCAGTTCTGGTTCTGCCGCAACCCTGGTGTGGCGATCCCGCTCATTGCGCTCCAGTACCACGAGGTGCGCATCAACGTCGACTTCGAGACGTGGCAGAACTGCATCTACGCCGAGTCCGCCGTAGGTGTACCCTCGACGTCCGGCACGGGTGTTGCCCAGTCGCTGGCCGCCGCCTCGATCTACGTCGACTACGTCTACCTCGACACGGAGGAGCGCCGCCGCTTCGCCCAGCAGTCCCACGAGTACCTCATCGAGCAGGTACAGTACACGGGTGCTGAGTCGATCACGTCGTCGTCCAACAAGGTCCAGCTGAACTTTAACCACCCCGTCAAGGAGCTCCAGTGGGTCGTCCAGCG